CTTGCTGTGGACATGGTCATTAGTACAAAACAAGTAAAGGCTGAGTATGGACTAGATGAGGAGTTAGAAGCGTTGGATTTGGAGTATTGTCTACCTCAATGGTTCTACTTAGATCATGAGTGGAGAAGATATCAAGCAAAGCGTAGGAAGCTAGTTAATGAGATTAAGGTGAATCTAAGCGAGAGTCAGATAGAATTACAGAAGTCGTAATAGTCGTGAGAGGATATAATAAACGACTGATAGCAAAAGTAGAATAGTGCTAAAAATAGAAGCCCTGGGTCTTAATTGATCTGGGGCTTTTTTCGTTTAAGGTATACATAAGATTAGTTAAGTATAATAACAAAAACATACAAGTATAGGAGATAAACATGAGTAATACAGGGAATCTCACTATAGCAGACGTACAGAAAGCGCTTCCTAGTAGAAAGAATGCTGTAACTGACGAGATAGTTGAGATACTTAATCAATCGGTAAATGAGCCGGAGTTTCAAGGAGAAAGTCTAATACAGACAGCTATAACCTACGAGAACATAATGACAAAGAATAGGGCAGGGATTAGGGAGTACGTAGATGCTATTAGATTCTGTGCGTACTTAGTTAGTATGGAAGATAATTACACAGAGGCATATAAGAGAACATTCAGTTATAGGGATTTTGTTAAAGAAAGAATGGATGTTAAACCTGATAGTGTAAAATATAAAGAATTATCAAGTGCAGCCAGTAGATATAGAAGAAGTAAGCTAGTTGTAGATATATTGACATTTAGCCAAGTACCACTGGATATAATGTTTAGTGGCTATAGATATAAGGCTATAGGTGTATTAGCTAATGAGATGGAAACAGCTCAGTATAGTAGAGATAGAATTGCTGCTGCTAAAGAATTGTTAGCTGCTGTTAAAGGTCCAGAGAATGTTAAGATAGAATTGGACATCGGTGTTAAAGAGTCTAGTGCAGTTGCTAGCTTGAATGCGCAATTGGCCGAGCTAGCTGCTAATAGCATGAAGCATCTGGAAGCAGGTACTACAGACTTAGCTAAATTAGGTGCTATGAAAGTTAAACAAGATGACGAAATAATAGAGGTGGAGTATGAATAACCACTACGTATACTTACTCTCTAGTAAGGTTAAAGATAAATATTATATAGGTGTTAGAAGTTGTAAGTGTAAAATATCTGAAGATACTTACATGGGTTCGTCAAGAGTTATGACTAAAGAAGATAAAGATAATTGCAATAAAATTATTCTCAAAAAGTTTAAGACTAGGGTAGAGGCTGTTGCTTATGAGATAGAACTACATAACCGGTTTGATGTTGCTAATAACCCCCTATTCTGGAATAAAGCTAAGCAGACGTCTACAGGGTTTGATACAACCGGTACTATTTACTCTGAAAAAAGGAGAGTAGCTTTATCGAAAGCGTTACAAGGTCATGTCGGAGCTAAAACCTGGCTAGGTAAAAAGCTGCCTGAGGAAATGCGTAGCAAAATAAGTAAAAGCAATAAAGGTAAACCTAAAAGTGAATCACATCGAAAAGCTTTAAAAGAGGCACGTAATAAACGTGTAAATACTGGATATGATTCTACTGTATATAGGTTTACGCATAATATCTACGGTGTTGAAATTTGTACGCAGTATGAGTTATATAATAAGTACAATATACCAAAAAGTAATTTAAATAAAGTTATAAAGGGTGAAAGAAAGACAGCTAACGGATGGAGTATTAAATGAAAGAGAAGTATATACCTACAAAAGAAGCAATAGAGTTCATTGCTTTCATTAGAGCTTGTGGTACTGAAACCAACGCTAACGCGGAAATACACTACAGGTTAGCTGATAAGTACTTCGGCACTGACAAACAAGTATTGATTGAGGCGTTTAGGGGATCTGCTAAATCTACACTGATGGAGTGGTTTATTATTTATGCTGCAGTAAAAGGGGAAATACCTAACTTTGGAAAAGTTACTTTTATGGCTTTTGTTGGGGACTCTGCTGAAAATGGTGTTAAAAATATGTTTAGGAACTTAGTAGGTAAGTATGACCAGTCAGACTTACTTAAGCAGTTAATTACTATTAAAAGAAAAACAGATAATGAAATTGAATTTGTTAATGTAGATGGCAGTGAATTATACGTTAAAGGCTATGGGGCTTCTACTAATATAAGGGGGGTAAGGTACAAAAATATGAGACCTGATATCGCTATATTAGATGATGTTACTACAAATGACGCTATTAACTCAGAGGCTATACAAGAAACTATTAACAATAACTTCTATAAATCTTTAGTCCCGGCACTGCATCCTACTAGGTACAAGATATTCTTTATAGGTACGCCAATTAGTGAAAGAGATATTATTCACCAGTTAAGTAGTAACCCTGAATGGGTAGTACATAAGTTCCCTATATGTGAAAAGTTTCCATGTGAGGAAAAAGACTTTGTAGGTAACTGGCCGGATAGGTTTCCGTATGAAGCTGTTAAAGGTAAGTATGATATGTATAAAGCCGCCGGAAAAGCTCAGGATTTTTATCAAGAGTACATGCTGGAGATCACAGACTTAAGTACATTATTAGTTGATGAGGATGATATAAACTGGTTTGACCCGGGCATGGTCCTGCAAAATAAAGCAGGGTACAACTATTATATCAGTACTGACTTTGCTACAAGTACAAAGAAGAGTGCTGACTTTAGTACGATCGGTGTATGGGCTATTAGTTCAAATAATGATTGGCTGTTAGTTGATGGTCAATGCAAGAGACAAACCATGCAAGAGAATATTGAAGACTTGTTTAGGTTAGTTAAGAAGTGGAAACCTATTAGTGTAGGTATTGAGAGTTCTGGTCAGCAAGGTGGGTTCTTAAGTATTATAGAAGAGATGAAACTTCAGAGGAATGTATGGTTCCAGTTTGCGAGAAAAACTGGAAGTAAAGAGCCTGGTATTAGACCCACTAAAGATAAGGTACATAGGTTTGTTACTGGAGTACAGCCTAAGTTTAAGCAGAATAAAGTATGGTTGCCTAAACCAGAGTTGTTATTAGGTAATAGAAACTTACTGGAGTTAGTTGAAGAGTTAGTTCATGAGCTAAGTAGGTTTACACTAGCTGGAGGAGTTAAGGCGTTAAAGCATGATGATGCGTTAGACTTATTGAACCAGTTAAGTGAGATGGAATTATATGCACCTAGTGATGATGTATTAGTTGAAAAGAGTAAGGTAGTGGATAACTTAGTATGGTCTGGAATATGGGAAGAAGACGATGATCTAGAGTCAGGTGGGAGTACAATCTTTTAAGGATAAGTAAAGGTGTAACTAGGTATAATGAGCAGATATATGCGAGCTTAAAGGAGAATAAATGACAGTAAGACAAGTAATAAACTTGGCTAAAAGTAGTGAGCTCAGCGGTTTAAACGTTGCAAATAATGACAGTTATGTACTTGATTATATTAATTTAGGTATGTTGGAATTACATAAAAGGTTTCCTATTAAAATAGAGGAACATCTAATTGAGTTGGTAGACGGTACTGATATATACACTATGCCAGCTGATTTCATGTGGATTGTAGCTGCATATGGGGAAGTACCGGTTACATCAACTGAATCGGTTAATGTGCTACCTATCAATGAGGAGGATAATCCTTTAAGTATTAATACTGTAGGGTGGAATAAATTGCAAGTACCATTGAGTGTTACAGGAGCGTACATTAGTATTATATACGTAGCCAGTCCTACTATGTACACACTAGATGATGTTGATAATGAAATGGACATACCTCCTCAGCTATTGGAGCCATTGCTAGCCTATGTCGGGTATAAGGCTAATGCTTCTATTGATAGTGGGGTGCAATCTGAAGACAGTATGTGGTATGTTAGATTTGAAAATAGTTGTAGCAAGATAGAGCAAAGAAGTATGCTTAATAGTGATGATATGTTCATGAATAAAAGAATAGATACGAGAGGATTTGTATAATGGCACTAAGAGCAAGTAGTTTACAGAGTACTAATACTCTGGCTATAAATAGGGAAATAGGTAGTCAGTATGATGTAATATTAGAAGTTAGTAAACATTTGGTAGAGATAGACACTTTAGCTAACGAGGATATTAATGGACTTATAAATAGTTTAAATGAGGCTAAGGACTTTACAGGTATTACAGTAGTTACCGGGGAGACACCTTCATGGGATGCTGTTAATAAGGTACTAACTGTAACAACTGAGAAAGGCGACATAGGGGCGGATGGTAGAGGTATAGTTGATATTGAACTTACAAGTACAGTAGGGTTAACAAAAACTTATACTATTAACTACACTGATGCGACGTCTTCTACATTTACCGTTATAAATGGGGCTAATGGAGCTAATGGAGTTGCTGGTAAATCTGTGTATCAATTGTGGTTAGACGCAGGAAATGTAGGTACTCTAAATGACTTTTTAGAAGCTATGAAAGGGCCTAAGGGTAGCGCTGGGCCACAAGGTATCGGGATACAAGGACCAGCTGGGGTCGATGGACAAGACCTGACTGTAGAGCAGATTGGTTATAACGGAGATGGTACATTTACGTGGCAGTTTAGTGATGGAACTAGTTATACAACACCAGATTTAAGGGGACCTCAAGGACTTACTGGAGCTAAGGGTGACAAAGGTGATCAAGGGATAAGTGTTCACCATATTAAAGGTACAAGTACAGTAGGGTTAACAAAAACTTATACTATTAACTACACTGATGCGACGTCTTCTACATTTACCGTTATAAATGGGGCTAATGGAGCTAATGGAGTTGCTGGTAAATCTGTGTATCAATTGTGGTTAGACGCAGGAAATGTAGGTACTCTAAATGA